AGTAAAGAATCTATTGAATCCCCATTGCACATAGCTCTCTGGATTAAAGCTGATTCCATATTTTTCAGTTCTTGCAATCTGAGTTCCTAATACTTCAGGTACAGAAGATATTACACCACCACCTGTAGAGTCTGAAATCAAGTTCTTGCTTGCAAGCACGTATGAAATCTTATCTTCTTGAAGTACCAATACATCAGTATTCCTACCATCCATTACGTAGATATCCCCGAATGATGGCTCCAATACTTTATAGTTAAGCAAGCCAAGGTTAAACTCGTTGAGCTTGTTTACGTTTGACTCTGCACTATAGACACCACTATAAGTAATATCTGCAAATCTATCTGCGGCCTTGTAGTCCTGAGCAGAAACACTAGTGACTCTGTTGCCAAAGTTAAAAGAGTTACCAACCAATGAGTCTCTAATCTTATAGCTTTCTGCACCATTTCCAAACGCAAAGCAGTTAAAGAACTTAGTATCAACTATTGCAGGAGTACCCGTAGCAATGTCTTGGTTCTGAATATTTCCTTGATGGTTTCCATTCACAATAGCGAATGACATCTCGTTCTCAAAGAATACATCAGGCAAAGACTCAGATGGTTCGGTTTCAAAGATTATAACTTTATCAGAACGGAATACAGTAATGTTTACCGATACGTTTGAATCTCTTGCTCTAGGTTTCAGCCCAAAACTACAAGCCTCGGTTCCTGTCACCATCAACTGAAGCTCATTTGTTACAAGGTTTCTATAAAACTTATAGTAGTTTGTGCAAACAGCTGTAGTAATAGTTGGAGGAGTAGTAGTTGTTAAGCCCTCAAAAACATTTTGAATAGGGCAACCGTTACCACCAACAATCTTTATACCATCATTTAAATACTGCTCAATATTTTCGCCTACAAACCAATCATACATATTGTTGTATACGTTTGGAGATATAAAAGTTTGTTCAAAAGTATTTCTTCTTTCCTCACATTTATTCCCCTCTCCTCCTCTGAATTGTTTTATTGACATTATAATTCTACTTCCTGCAGGAACATTGTAGTCTATAAATTCCCAAGTGGATAAATAACTAGGGTTATCAACATCATCCCCCGGTATATTCATAGGGTAGAATAGAATAGGATAATCTCCGCCTTGCTTCTCCTTTATCGTTATAGTTCCCGGAGCAATAACTGCATTCTCATCTTGAATAACATTAAAGCTATTCGGATTAATCTTAGCATATACTCCAGCAGGAACAGATACAAAAATCGTAGAGTCATTTTCACTCGGTATCTCAAGAAAACCTTCGGCCTGAGAAGACTTCTCAAGAACAGTGGCATAAACACAACTTGTAGTAGGTCCTTCTGAGTCCGACTTCACAATAAATCTATCACCAACCTCTACCTTTCTAGAGTTCTCTCCTTCTAATAAGAAGTAAGCATTATTACTATTTGGGTCTTCAAAGAATATGTTGCAATAAATCACCTCATAGTTCTCTTGGTCAGGCTTGATGACAAACTTGTATCTAGTAGCCCAAGCAGGAGGAGCCTGCTCAAAAGGTATTGTAACCTGAATAGAGTTCTTGAAAGAAGACAATCCACAAGCCACGTGCTCAGTATTGTTTGGACTAACTAAAGCTGTTGAGGCCCTGTTAAAATCATCCATATAGACAATACCAATCTCGTAGTCTCTATTACTATGAAGGCTTTGAGTATTCGCTATTTCTTGGAAAGATGCGTTAGCAAATGTGATGCTATAGTATTCGTATACTGTCTGAGTTGGAGTTGCAATATTGTTAACATATTTCATTGCCGGAATCTGAAGGCCAATCTCACTGCTAGCAGGAGATGTTAATATCCCAATAGCTTGACCAGCTGCACTAATTCCACTGGCTGTTTTAAACAACCCACTCAAAGTGTTTGGTAAATCACAGTTGAATTGGTCTGTAAGTGTTAAGCCATCGCAAAAGGTTGCAAGAGGCTGAATACTCCCATCGGTTCCTATAGCCTCCTGAAACTCTATACTAGACCCCAAATCATAGACTGAAGTAAAATCTCTAGGTAAAAAGAAAACAAAATTTAATTTTATGTTTTCTGTAGTTTGCGTTGGAAATGGAGAGTCTCCAGTGAATTGGGCGTGGTCTATAGTCAAATCCAAACTTATTGCAGAACCTGCAATCAATACCTTATCCACTAAATCAATATTGACTATTGAGTCAGGAATATTTTCAGCTCCATCAATAGAGTAATTCCCTGCCTCAACGCTAGTGTCTGTATCTGTTAAGCCAATATCCTCAGATACTAATGACGTAAAGTACTCAAACATTATTGGCACACCGTTTTGGTCTACTAAGTCATATCCCTCCACGTAGTTGCCATACATCAATCTGTTGCCCATAATAGTCTGAGCCTTTGCAAATCGAGGCACATTATCGTACAGCCTTAATAGCTCTGACTCAGAAAGAATGGTAAAGATTTTACTGTTTGTAAATGTGTATGGTTGTAGGACATTGTCAACCAATCCTAAGTTTTGCTTATCAAGCTTCTCAATTACTTTAATAATATTCCCATCAGACCTCTTAAACAATAAGTCAATTCCAGTAACTAAAGAGCTTCCTGTATTATAAGTGATGACTGCTGAATTGCATAGATTAGTCATGCCCTCATTCAGATAGCTGTCAACACTAAAGCTAAAATTCTTAGGTATGAATGCAGGCTGAGACCATTGAGAAGTAGCACTATACTCTCCATCAATGTATCTGTATCTATAAGCGAAGCAAATGAATCGTGTCTGTAAGAAATTCTCTTGACCATTGTTTACTATTGGTTGAACTGCAGGTGCCTCTAAAGGTGGCTTCTTTATTACCAGCAAAGACTCAGCACTAACTTGGTCTATGTTAGCAACTGGATTAGGATAGTTTCTTTGAACATTTATTGTCCTTGGAGCATTGTAGTCGTCCGTAAAGAACAGCAGTTTATTATCCAAAATATCTACCCCTGTAATAAGGTAGCTTGGATTAAAATTCAAAATGGTATTGACACCACCCCCATCATTAATAGAGATGACATGGTATGTCAAAATATTTGTACTGACATTAAAAGAAACAATTAGGTCTAGCTTACCTGTGGCCCCAACTGGAAAGTTGGAATCATGTACAAACCAATAAATGGTTTCAGTAACACTATTCTCAATAGCCCCTATACATCTTGCAGAATTACTAAGAGGAGTCCCGTCAATATAAGTTAGAGAAGTCAATGGTAAATTTCCCTTTGTATTCTCAATAACACCAATCTCAGATTCTTCTGTAGAACCCATTCTGATGTTCATAGCATCAATGTATTCTCCATCAGGAATGACTCTTTCGTCATAGACTTTATTCATCCTTCCCGTTACGAAGTTTCTGGTAATCTTTGCCATATTATTTAATAATCTTGTCTAGACCTCTCATGTTCATCAATAGTCTTCCGGGATGGATATTGCTGATTCTTATCTTAGCATTTCTCAATAACGCAGTCCTTTCTTTACGAGCACGGGTAACAATGTACTCCTGAACCCCTAACTTGCTACTTAAAATCTCACACTGAATGTAAGCATAAATGTACTTTTCAAATAACTTATTAACGGTAATCTTAGAATTATCTCCTTGCTCCATACCGTCTGACACATACTCAACAATGCAAGACTCTCCTGCCATTGGAGAATCAAAATTAATTACTCCTGCTTTCCTGTCAATATTAAAGGTAGGATTAAAGTTTGCCGTCTCCGTGTTAAGACCATAAGCCGCACCAATGGTGCCCTCAAAGTACCACATACCATCGTAGTTAAAACCTTCATTGCCATCAAACTGATTCGCTTGATTCAAATAAATGCTCTTCTTAATTTTGCTTAATCTATCAAAATCAATATTAGAGTATTGAGGGCTCAAAGCATTTCCATCCTCGTCAAATAAAATACGACCTGTATTGTCTTGAAGATATGCTCTAGATGATAACGTCTGAATATTCTCAGTCAATGGCCTTAACCATCCATCCTTATACATAGAAACCCTAACCCAGTTGACATAGTCAGATGGTAATATAAATATCAAGTTGTCTGGAACGGTAAGCTGAAGAACTTTTATTTCTTTGAATGCATCGTAGTTAAGCTCTTGAACAGCTCTCTTTGCATGAAACAATATCTTATACCGCTCCTCATTGTTTACCAATGAGTGATTACCTGAGTACATCAACAAGAAGTTGTTGACAACGTCCTGAAGACTGATATATTGATACGAGCCCCAATTGGCATCCTCAGGTGCCGCTCCTTCGTTCTCGTAGTATTGGTATTGTGATAAGTATGCCATGTGTTATTTTTTATGGATTCTGCTCCTGTTGTTCTTTAGCCATACTGAATTGAGTAACCTCTGACTCTCTAATTGAAACTCCACAGTATTGAAGTATTCTTGAAATTAATTTGTACTCATCCGAAAGTGGTAGTTCAAAGTCTTGATAGTCACCTTGTGATTGGTCAAATACAGGCTCTCCATTTGTAAGAGTAATATAGGTCCATTTTGGCGGCTCAGGATATCTAAAGTAAGTACACTCAACTTGTCCTTTATTTTGAATAGAGGAAGGATAGACCGTAATTACTTCTCCTTGTAGCGTGTAGGCAGGAAATTGAATTGTTGGAGCTGTAAGATTAGAATTATTTAAAAGTGTAATCTTTCCAACATTAACCTTTTCAACTTGAACAATTGTGGCTGAAGAAAATATAGCGTATGAATTAGCAGATGCCAAGAATATGTTTGACGACAATTGTATTGTGGTATTGCTTACTACCAACACAACTGTGCTAACTAATCCTGTCGTAAGGTTGGTGACAATATCTCCCGGGACTATGCCCTTTGATAAAAATGCTCCTGCACTATCGACTAGGTTGCTCGCAGACACAGACGTGTTCGTGCCTGTCTTCAATATAACAGGTCTGCATTGTATGTCTAATATGTGATACTCATAATACCCTGTAGTAGCTGGAGTTGGTGATGAGAACTTATTGGCTGAAATATTAGTAAGATAATCAGTTCTTAAAAATCCCTCTATTGTTTCTGCTACTGGCTGTTCTACATCAGCATAATCAGTGCCTGCCGTTCGAGTGTTCTCAGCATTTATTATTTTATTGTAGGCATCAAAATACTCCTCAAAGATTTGCATTTGCGCATTTAGAGCAAACAAATTAAAATCTGAAGGGGAGATGTAGCCGTAGTTGTTCTTGTTCAAAACGGATAGTACCGTATTTCTAACAGAGTTTATCATTTTTTCGCCTTTTCACAAATATAAACAAAAAAAAGGAGGCATTACAACGCCCCCTTCTCCTCCAATCAATCAATCATTTTAAACTGAAATTGCTTCTAACATTTTCAATGAATCAATCCCTTCATCACTTTGCAAGAACCCTCCTGCTATTTCGTAAGGGTCTTCCCCGTAAGGAATAGACATCATCTTCTTTTTGTTAGTTGAGGTGTTAAACCAAATCTCCTTGTCACCGTTTCTCAAGA